GAAAAGTTAGTTATAGCCATGATTATTCTCCTAGTTAAATTCTACATAGTCTCTAGGCCGTCGACTATACTGCGTCCATGCAGAATATTAATTTATGTATAGTGTGTAATTTATATATGAAATTTTTAAAAAGTGCAAGAAATCCCTAGGAAAAAAGTCTTTTTTAATAATGTCTAAGTTCTAATTAACCAGCAAAAAGATGAACTTCACCATTTTTAAGATTACTAAGAACCTCTGCTTCTTGTTCTCTAATGATTGATCTAACTACTCGTTTGATCTCATCACCTAAAACAGACATTTCTGGTGTTATTTTTCCTCTGTTCTCAAGAAATAACTCGTTCCAATTAGATTCGAGTTTCAGTTTCTTTGCGAACAATACCATGTTGTCCTGAGCCATTTTGAACCTCCTCATAGGTTATATAAAAATCATTTCCAGTACCNTGATACTGCAGATCATTTTTTTCCCATTTTATATCAGATTTTCCTAGAAAGTCAATAATAGGTTTATTTAGCTCTTCCGTATTATTTATTTCTTTTTCACTTTCAATTTCAAAACTAGTTTGAAGATATTTTGTAAATATGTTCACAATATATTTATGTTTAGTCATTTTCTCTTTCTATATTGATAATGAGGCGAGATTGTGTCTCGCCTCATTATTTCTAATTATTATGCTCCTGGTGAAGCAAAAATACCTCTATAGTCAGAAACTCCAAAAGAGTATCTTTCTCTAGCTTTGTATCTTACATTACCAGTATCGAAATCACCTTCCATTGCAGTTTTAATAGAAGATCTATCGAAATACTTCATACCATTTGGTACATCAGTAATAAGATAGAATGCATCTGGATCAGTTAAGAAATTGTTCACTCTATAACCTTGAGGAACCATTCCCATTGATGCGATTGCATTGATATCGTTATCAGCAGTACCAGTTCTACCTTGAGACTTCATAAGTCTCTCAGCAGTGAATTGAAGTTCACTTGGTACAATCATTTTAACACCTCTTGCAGCAATTTTTAGACCTCTTTCGTCCGTCATTGCAGCAATGTCTATTAAAGATTGCTCTAGTGAAGTTTCATTCAAGTCAGCCGCCGTTGCTAATGTGTTTGATACAGTTCCACTTATAGTTGGGTGGTTAGTTGCAAATAATGCAGAACCATCACCAGAAGTGAATGTACCGAAACCATTAATCAATGGTTGTACCGCTTTAACTTGTTTTGTGTTCGCCATAGATCTAGCTAACGCTTTTGTATATCTACTTGCAAGTCTGTCATACAAGTTATCCTCAATAGCTTCTTCAGTAATTGCAAAAGCAAGGGCCACAGTCTCGTGTGAATATCTTGCAGTGAAAGTTTCTTGAGCATTGTCAAAAACAACTCCACTTCCTTCTGCTTTAGTCTGAGCTTGAGCAAAACCTGATAACATAACTTCTTCTTCAAACGCTCTGTCTGAAGATTCAGTAGTATATATTTCAGCGTGCTGATTCTCGTAACGCTTATATTCCAGTCCGAATAGTGCATTCAAACCTGGTTCTAGTTCTTTAACTAGTTGTCCTCTTGATATCGCCATGTTCTATACTCCTTACGTACCAGTTGTTGANTTAAGTTCATGTTCCGCAATCATAACAACCCAATTAACGTTAGCAGATGCTACGTCAGAATTGTTAATATCTTTGGAAATTCCCATGATCTTTAATTGTTGAGCAGTAGTGTTTAGAGTAGAATCATCTAACTCTGCACCTGAAATGTAGTCTGGTGAAGAACCTGCTGCGTACACAAGTTCTGCAGTTTTTCCTACATCTGTTACTGCTGAAGCGCCTGCATTATTAGATTGAATCTCGAACCTTTCATAAGGATCGTCAGAAACAAAACCAACAATATCAGTTGCTGTATTTGCTGCTTCTAAGTGGTTAGCCCACGTAGGCTTGCTTGTTGATGCGTCAGTATAAAAAACACCGTTTAGTGAACCTCTAATATTGCCACCAGCGCCAGCTACTAATAAGTAACCGCCCGCAGTTTTAACTGGATCCCATTGATAGATCGCAGCTGAACTTGCAGCTATTGAGTATTCAGATAAACCTTGATTGTCTCTATTCTGTCCGACTTTTCCTATTGCTTTCAAACCGAAAGCGGCGTCTTTATTTGCCATAGTATTTGTCCTCCTTAGACATTGTTAGTTTATCCTCGAATGGTCTAGTAATCGTTAAAAAATTAACTTTTCTTTGAGCCACCGAAGGTTACACGAGTTTGTCGATCAATATTGATCGGCATACTTGGGTGCTGTTCCTTCATAAGATCGTTGTCAACAGCGTCGACATTATCTTGAGCCTGTTTCTGATAGTATTCAGTACGTTGCTCTGCAATCTCTTCTGGTACCCTTGACAGCACAAGGCCACCAACTCCGATCACTCCCGAATATTTGCCGTCTTCGACAACTGGAAAAGCTGAGTCTGGATATTCATCTGCTCTAACAAGTTCATAACCAGATCTTAATCTGCCTTGAACATTCTTAGTATCGTTGAATCCCATAGATTCTACTCTAATCCATCTGTGCCTAAATCCTGTAGGCGCCGGGGGTGCATCTAAACTTGATGGTGGAGTCCAAACTTTTTTATGAGATGTTTNTTCTCTTGTTTGACTCGCACGTGAGGTTCTNTTGTCGTCTTTAATATNATTTTCCATATGCTTAAGCCTCCTTCGTGATGTTTAATTGTTTCGCATAAAGTTCTAGCGGCACACCTAATTTTTTAGCAATTGCTACCTGTGANGGTGTGAGCCTCACAGTTTTGCGACCAGTTTTTGTACTCCTAGTAGCTGATGCTACAGTTTGTACAGGCTTAGCCGTTTCTTTGACATCAATTGTATCAAACTTATGAGGAAATTCAAGTCTTATTCTCTTGTCAATTTCAACATAGTATTCATCACTTGATGGATCAAATCCTTCAGTTTCTGTTAACTTCTTATGTAAGTCAAAAGCAGTATAAGTCATTGCTGAATCTTGACCAAACCATGAGTTTTTACTAGCCCATGTTTCAGCTTTAGGATCAGGTGTTCCTTGTGCTACTTGTTGTCTATTTAAGTTAATATCAGGAGTTTTAACTTCAATTTCTTTTCTCTTAGCTAGTTCTTCTTGTTGAGACTTAGCTTCTGAGAATCTAGCTTGTTTATAGGCTAGTTCAGAAATAGCAGTTTGAGCTTCTACTTCAGCATTAATATCTCCAGCTTCTCTAGCTGCAGTTAATTTAGCTTTAGCAGATTCTAGACCAGATACGATAGAGTCTTCTGTAGACTTCATAAATCCAGGTTCTAGTTTAGAGATTTTTTCATCAACAGCTTTCTTATCCTGCATAACTCTTTGAGCATAAGTTAAAGCTTCATCTTTTTGTCTCTCAGCTTCTCTCCACTTCTTAGTAAGTTTGGCTATTCTTTTTTGAACACCATCACTGTACTGTTCTAATTCTTTTTCTTTCTTTTCTTCATTAGTTTGAACATCTGACTGCTCACTAGGTTTCTCAGATGAGTCTTTAGACTCAACACTGTCTTCATTAGTTGTTTCATTATCAATCTCTATATTACTTGTTTCTGTTTCAGTTTCCTGTTGATCATTTTCTAATTCAACTTCAGTATCTGGACCAGATGTATCTATATCGACTGTTTTAGCTTCTACGTCAGGCATAGTTTTCTCCTATGTTAATATTGATGAAGTATATCTTCGGGACTATCAATGGTTGCTAAAACTTCATCGTCATTTAGCATTCTTATCTCCCCACCATCTATCTGAATTCTTGATCCAGCATATCTTGCAAAAATTACCCAATCCCCTTTTTTACACCAAGGACCTTCTGGAAATTTTTCTTTGTCATAACAATGTGGACCCATAGCAAGAACTAAACCACAAGTAGATCCTACTTGTTGTCTCTCTAATGTATCTTGTCCAATTATTAATCCACCTTTAGTTTTTTCCTTCATTTTAAAAGGAAGAACTACAAGTCTCCATCCAGTTGGTTTAGGTAATTTATTAGATTCTTTTGTTTTAAGACGTTCGTAACCGTCCATTTCTTTTTGATCTTCTGTTTCGTATTTATTTAATAGTGCCGATTTAATTTTCGGTTCTTCCGAAGTCGAAGTCGACGACGTTTTCTGCTCGTTCAGTATCATTTTTTTTCTCCTTCTTAGGGTTTAGCAGGGATGATATTTCCTGTGATATTCTTAAATAGGCATGTGCCTGTCCCATCATATACTTGTATTTTTCCATATTGTCAATACCACCAGCGATCATATTATCACCAACGTTTTGATAGGCTTCTTTAAGATATTTCTGTAATTTGTTTAATATTACTAGTTCTTCACTTAACATTTTTCTTTCTCCTTTTTTTGTTTAATAAATCAACTCTTAAATGCCAACACCATGTAGTAAGTTTAATTGAATATGTTTCTATTTTAGAGACAATACTATCTAATACACCAAAAAATTTATCTTTCATTTTTTAGCAATCTTACCTGTGTTCTCACCTTTTTTAATAATATAATCTTGAGTGCCATTAGCACCCGTCTCAACTTCTTTTTTAAGATTTCTAAATAAACTCATTTCTTTTAACTTCTTATAATTATTCTTTAAGAAGTTTTCTATTGCTTTTGTATCTCTCATTTTTTAATTTCATTTTCAAAAGTTTTATCTACTTCTAAAATTACTTCTTCTTTTATTTTTTCTTTTACTTTACATTTGCACCTTGGTGCAGTGAACCAATTAATAACTTTATCACAAACATTGTCAATAGCTCCAAAAAATTTATAAAAGAATTTATCTATCATTAGCAATTCCATTTTCTTAGTGATTTAGATAATCTATCATCACCTGTATTATTACTAGGTTTTTGTCTTTTTCTCATACCCTTCATTCTAGCACAAAATGACTTACGTCTCTTTGCTGCTTTGGATCCTGATTTTAGTTTAGAGGGTTTAGTAGTTACTGCTGTTTTTAATTTTGATCCAGGGTTAGCTTTTTTATAAGAGTCAACGCCTTTTTGGTTCAGGCCTCCGGACTCTGA